CATCGCGGCTATATCGAGCCGGGCTATCCGGGTTCAGGACTTGCACAAGTTGCATATCAATTGCCTTTCCTCTTTGAGATGGTGACGCAATACCGCCCGATGCGGTAGAAGGTTATCCCGCCGCGGCGTGTAGCGCGCTCATTGGCGATGGTTGCCAAGATCAGCGACAAGCTGGCCATGGCGCAAAGGATAGCCGCCACTAGACAGCCTGCCAGACCGTGAAGCCGGCATCCCGCAAAGCGCGGTCCCAATGCTCGCCGCCGTCGCGCGCCATGGCGCCCCGGAAAGCGGCCCACAAAGCTTGCGTTTCGGCTTTTGATTTCGTGCCGCTGCCCAAAGGAACCGGCATCTTCCCCGCCGCATCGGCGCAAGCCGCCGTGCGCTTGTCATAGCCGTAGCCGCTGGCGCTACCCCGAACCATCTCCATGCCGAGCCAGTGCACATAGGCATAGAGCCTGCCGGCGCCATCGGCGGGGAACTTGATGGCGACGGTAGCGATACGCTCCCCGCCTGCCAGGATGACGAAGGCTTGCACCTTGGCAAAAGCCTTATCGTGCTGTTCATAGATCGAAGGCATTACACAAACTCCCATTGCAGATTGTGGCGAACGCGGCGATCCTGCCGGCGTTGCAGTTGCCATGCCTTGCGGCTGGCGCGGTAGGTGTTGGGGCGCGTCATGCGTTCAACTCCGCAAGGGTGTTGCGCGCGTGTTCAATGGCGATAGCGACCATATCTTCATAGTAGCCGCCCTCCATGAAGTCCGCGGCGCCCTCATAGCAGCAGCCGCCCAAATAATCCTCGCCGAGCGTCACGCCAGCCTTGCGCGCGGCGACACGCGCCACAAACCACATCAAAGTTCCGTCGGCGATGCGGTTGCAAATCTCACGGTCCGCTTCATCGTCGCCGGTGCAGAAATGGCCCGTTGGGGAGTCATACTCCGGGCCGAACTCCAACACGATTTCGAAACCTTCGCGGGTCTCGATATTTGCTACATCCCACATAAAATGATTCCTCTTTCCCGGCATGATGCCGCGCCTTCCCTCGCCACATAGACAAGGGAAGCGCGCCGCATCACGCGCCTAGTCGGACACGGTGGCAAGCCAAGCGCCAGGCTTGCCGATATAGCACGTGCCCGAATTACCGTAGCAGCACACATAGACGCGCCGCCACTTGCCGTTCCACCGAACCATGTGGCGCGTCGGGATGCGGTTTCCGTAGCCGCTTGCCGTGTAGGAAAGCCCGCGCTCTTGCCACCACAGCGGCGCCAGCTTGGATTCAACCGCCACCGTTAACCGGGGTTCATCGCCCGTTCCGAAATGAAGATACATTCTCTTCCCTCTCTAAGCCAAAGCCAGGATGCGAATCGCTGGCCTATGTAAGTTGCTCTAACCTAACCTAACCGTCAATAGGCTTTTTTGTGCGATTCAAACCATTTTGCGCGCGTCTGTCGGAGGGATTGGCAAGGTAGGATGGTACTTGACAATCTAAATGAAATACTCTAAAAACGCCCCCAGCGTTTTTAGATGTTTTTCATTTATATGTCGTACCATCCCCTTGCCCGTATCCCGTAGGGCTGGCGCGCTTGGGATGAATAAGATTATTTTCTAAGGTATCAGGATACCATAGAGGGTGAAAGTTGAATCAGGATTCATGTTTCTGAACCTTGGCAACTAACTTCGATCGAGCCAGAAACGGAGCGCCAGCAAGGCCAGGGCTGTTGCCAGTAGGATTAGGTCACTCACCCTTGGCGACCAGATACCGAGCCGGGACAGTTTCAATCGGCGCAATCGGCCAAGGCCAGGTCGCGGGCTTGATGTGCACTCGGTCAACGCTGTTGGCGCCCTGAACCACGATATAGTCGCGCCATTCCGGACGGAGTGTCACCGCGGCGCCAATTTTGAAAGCCATCACGCAAAATACTCCCCGAAAGCCAGATCGACGGCCATATCGCGCCGGTCATCCTGCACCTCGCCAAGCGCTTCCAACGTTTCGTAAAACGTCGCTTCGTCGTCACCCGGTTGAAAATACACTTCCCGCCCGTTTGGCGCCCGAAGCGATACGCCAGCGCGCAATGGCGCGTAAAAATACCCGCCGCCGATTGCGATATATCTGTCAGTCATATCCTACCCTTTCCAATGATTGAGACCCAGCCGCGCGGTCGAAATGTTGCGGCCGGGTTAGGTGTTTCAAGGCTATTCCGGAAGCTGCTCGACATAGCCAGCGTAGCGGCCATACCGCTCTGGCGACCTAGCGAGCAGCGCCCGCAGATCGCGCTTTGTCATGTCGCCAGCCCGAACCATCTCAAAAAACAGTTCGTCGCGCTCGCCAACGGCGCGTACCGAATTATAGAAAGCGCGGATTTGCTTATTAGTACCCATTCCGAATCACTCCTCTTGTGTTGATGCGTGTAACCTAGCCTAACCTAGACATTGCCGCAAGGATACGCCGCGACAAGCGCCCGATACGCGCGCTTGGCAGCCACCGGGCAGCGATAGAAGAATGGGTCTGCGTAACCGTTGCAGACCGTATAGCCGCCGTCAACGCGCGTTAGGCCCGCCGTATTGTTGCCCCAACGTCCGTTGCGGTAGGTATACCGTGCGATAACCCGAGTCGTCATATAAGCCTCCATAAGTGAGGCGTGTAACCTAGCCTAACCTAGACATTGCCGCAAGCGATAATTTTAAGGCGTATATAATAGGGCGCGATCAGCTAGGGTGTTGGGCTTAGTGGTATAGGCCAGGGTTTTTTGAAGGGACCCAATTCGGTTAAGGCGACCCCCTCCGGGGGCCGTTCTCGCTGCGGGCCGTCAGGCCGGGTCAGAACCGCTCATACAATTTTTGCCAATTTTCCAAAACCAATGCCTAACCTAATCCCGCCAGAACCGACCCCTTGACAAATCGCTGAAACCCGGTAAACCAACCTGATGCTCAAGACCTGCACCACATGCAAAACAGCCAAAGCAACCGAATCCTTCGGAAAAAAATCCGGGGCTTACGACGGCCTCCAATCGCGGTGCAAACCGTGTATCAAAATTGCCGATGCCGATCGCTTTCAACGCACCAAAGAAATATGCAGCGCCCGCAAAAAAGCCTGGGCCGCGGCAAACCCCGATAAGCAGCGAGAAATGAAAATCCGCTATCGCAAAGCCAATCCCGAAGCTGTTAAAGCCGAGCGCAAGCGCTGGAGAGAACGTAACCCCAGCGCGCGACACGCCGCCGAAGTCCGCAGAGAACTGGCAATCGCGCAACGCTGCGGCTTGCTCACCCCGGAAGGCGCCAAACAAATAGAACGCATTTACGCTGAGGCCCGTCGCCTCACCCAAGAGACCGGCATACCCCACCACGTTGACCACATTGCGCCACTTCGCGGGGAAACCATCAGCGGATTGCACATTCCCGAGAACCTGCGTATTATCCCTGCCGAGGATAACATCAAAAAAGGCGCCAAAGTGCAGCACGACTTGATCGCCCTAGCAACCATGATGGCGTGGTTCTGATGGCCAACCCTCCAGCAAAACGCCGCTCAACGGCTCTGGCGATGCCCCCCAGCGTCGATGCCGCGTTGTATGCGTCAGTCGGACGCTATGCAGGCGCCGCAGTCCTGACGGTCTTCGAACAGGTCGGCGGCATCGAGGCCATGGCGGATTGGGCCAAGGAGAACCCTACCGACTTCTACAAGGGGCCGTTCGCCAAAATCATCTCGGCGCCCAAGGAAATCAACGTCACCGGCAAAATCAGCATCGAGGACGCTGTGCGCGCCCTTGACCTTGAGGAAGGCGTTGACTACACAGTCGTCGAACCCGAGGAAGGTTCCATAGACGAGCATCGCCTTTCAGGCAATGATCTTTCAGAGGAGCAATTCTGATGATTCCCCTTGAGAACGACACCATTCACCCGGCGCCGGCCGAGTTCAACGCCGACCAGTTGGCGGCGGACCCCATCCTGCGGTATTTCCACTACTCGCACCTTCCGGTGTTCCTCCAGGCGTCCAGCAAGCCGTTCTGCGATCTGGCCCGCCACTTGGTCGAGACGCTGCCGCGCAACGCCGAGCGCACTGTCGCCTTGCGCAAGCTGCTTGAAGCCAAGGACGCGGGCGTCCGCGCCAACGTCAACTGAGGAGAACCCCGATGACCGAGTTTACCGCATGTCTGGCGCTCGCCGCGATTGTCCTGCTCATCTGCGATCGGTATCATGCCGGCGCCTGGCTGTGGCGGCGCATGAAATGATGGTCCTCGGCATCGCCTCCATAATCTTCGTGTTCGTCATGAGCCTGTGGCTGGTTGACCAACTCGTCGGCTACCTCGCAGATCGGTTGAAGTGAACGCACCAGCCGATATCCAGGCGAAGCTGACCGAACGCCTCAAACTCTGGCGCGACCCGGTTAACGGCTTGGCGACCTACGCCAAAGACTGCCTGAAAATCCTGAACAAGGAGGGCAAGCTAGTTCCCCTTGAGTTCAACGACAGCCAGTGGCGCCTGCATGAAGCCATCGAGGACCAGAAGCGCCGCGTTGGCCTAGTGCGCATGGTTGGGTTGAAAGGTCGGCGTCAGGGCTTCTCGACCTACGTCGCTGCGCGCTACTACCACCGCGCCGCCACCGAGTTTGGCCGCAAGGTGTTCATCCTCAGCCACGAAAAGCCGTCAGCGCAAGCCCTGTTCGGCATGGTCGAGCGGTTCCAGAAGTATAACCCCTTCGCGCCCGAGGTTGGCACCGACAACGCGCAAAAGATGACCTTCCCCAACCTCGAAGGCTCCTACACGGTCGCAACCGCGGGGAACCAGGAAGGCGGCCGTGGCGACGACATCAACCTGTTCCACGGCTCCGAGGCCGCCTACTGGAACAACGCCGAATCGCACTTCGCGTCGTCCGTCCAGTGCGTTGCGCTCCTGCCCGGCACCGAAATTATTCTTGAATCGACCTCTGGCGGTCCAACCGGAAAGTTCTTCGAGACCTTCCAGAAGGGCCAGACCGGCAACGACCTCTACGAAAGCGTGTTCATTCCGTGGTTCGTCCAGAAAGAGTATCGCTTCCCGCCGAAGGTCGATTTCAAGCTGGAGACGACCAGCCCGGACGAGAATTTCGCTTCCGAAGCCGATATTGCGACCGCGTTTGGCCTCGATGACGCGCAGATGAACTGGCGCCGGATGAAGGTGCTGGAACTCGGCCTTTCCCGTTTCAACCGCGAATATCCAGGAACCCCCGATGACGCATGGTCCTCGATCGAAGCTGACACATTCATCAATCCTGCCGCCATCCTTCGCGCCAGAGGTCGGAACACCGAACCTTCCGGCCCACTCATCATTGGGGTGGACCCCGCTGGAGGTGGCGGCGACAGGTTCGCTATTTGTTGGCGACGTGGCAATTCCATCATCAAGATCGCGCATCGTAACAAGATCGGTCGCGCGGAAGCCGTAGCGTGGATACGGGACATCATCGACAAGGACGACCC